CAAATTTCGAGAAATAGCTGTAATGAGTCCTTGGGCATTTACTGTAATATCCGCAACCGCATAAGTGCCCGCAGTTACGCCACTAGGAGAAATAAAAATAGTACCCGTTGAAGTGATTGGACCACCACTTAAGTTAGTCCCCGTAAAAACTTCAGTAACTCCCCCCCCACTTCCATTACTAGCAGCAGCAACGCGTCCTTGAGAATCTACCGTCAAGCTTACAGATGTATAGCTTCCTGGTGTTACTGCTGTATTTGCAAGAGAAATAGCGCCTGTAGATGTAATAGGACCACCTATCAAACCGGTTCCTGTTGCGATATTGGTCACATTAGAAAAAGATCCATTAGAAGCACTGGTGATCTGGCCCTGCGCATTCACCGTTAAAGACGTATAGGTGTAACTCCCTGGTGTTACTGCTGTATTAGCTAAGGAAATGGTCCCGGCAGAGGTAATCGGGCCTCCACTAAGGCCAGCCCCTGTCAATATTTGCGATACAATCCCATTAGTTATTGTCAGCCAACTTCCCTGCTGCCTAAATTGGAATTGATTCGTCGTCGAATTATAAACAATCAATCCATCAGAAGCACTTAAAGCTGAAATCTGTGTAGATGTCAATTGTGTGGTTAAGGAAGAGGACATTAGAATAACTCCATTTAATAAAAAGATGTATTATTACTTAAATAATAAATATTCATTACACTGATATCCAACTTGTACCATTGAAATAACTGATAGCATTTAAAGTATTGTCATAAACCATTAATCCAGCCACAGGGGATGCTATCGCATTCTTCTGGGTGGTTGTCATCGAGGGAGGCAAAAATCCTTGCGTCGTTGAAAAGACTGACAAAACAGCCGTATTATTAGCATCATTGGTAGTTGCACCGATCACAACATATGTCGGAATGGCCCCTAAAACCATCGTATTACTGGTAGTAACTGATGCACTTGTCCCAATTGCAGATGCATTTGTCAGGCCACTTGAAACAGAAGCATTAGAACCAATGGCTATACAATTGGTTGCAGTGGTACCTACGCTTGCATTAACACCAAACCCTATGTTTCCACTTCCTGTTTGAAGAGTACTTAAAGCATTCAAACCAAAAGCCGTATTATTATTGTTAGATCCCCCCTGAAGAGCTGTTAAAGCCAACGCTCCAAATCCAGTATTACCTGTGTTAGTAGTAATTGTACTTAAACACTGATAACCACCTGCAACGTTATTAGTTCCTGAAGTTAAGGAATGTAAAGCTTGAAATCCAAGTCCAGTATTTTGATTTCCGGTCGCTGAAATTCCAACAGAATCTCCTATAAAGGTATTAAATGAAGCGCCCCCACCTGGATTTCCTGCATTATTTCCTAATGCTAAGGAACCATTGACATCAGTTAAATTCACGTTAACAGCACTGGGAGTACCTCCAGAATTGGTCACAATGACACCGGGGCCTGGCAGGACAATAGCAGTTCCATTGCTCGCAGCGGTAACTTGACCTTGAGCATTTACTGTAATGTTGGCAGACGTATAAGACCCCGCAGTTACAGCTGTATTGGCCATAGAAATCGTGCCAGAGGTCGTAATTGTTCCGCCGGGCCCTGCTCCTACATTCAAACCAGTTCCAGCCGTGACACTTGTAACACCACCACTAGAAGAACCATTAGAAGCAACTGTGATCTGGCCCTGTGCATTAACCGTAATATTGGCGTTAGTGTAGCTGCCAGCGGTCACGGCTGTATTCGCTAGAGAAATCGTGCCAGAGGTCGTAATTGTTCCACCGGGTCCTGCTCCTACATTCAAACCGGTTCCAGCCGTGACACTTGTAACAGCACTTCCATTGCTGGCTGCCGTAATCTGACCTTGTGGGTTAACAGTTAGATTAGCTAAAGTATAACTTCCTGGGGTCACTGCTGTATTAGCTAAGGAAATGGTCCCGGCAGAGGTAATCGGGCCTCCACTAAGGCCAGCCCCTGTCAATATTTGCGATACAATCCCATTAGTCACAATAAGAGGACTTCCTGCTTGATAGAGCTGAAACTGTCCAGAAGTTGTATTATAAATAATACTTCCATTAACAGGAGTAATAGCAGAAATCTGTGTAGAGGTTAGCTGAGTTGTTAAAGTAGATGACATTCTAAATACTCCTTAGTACTTATGGGTTTATAATTAACCAATTAACTGTTGCTGTGTCTAACATGCTAGAAACTATAGAAAAACTTGTACCCGCCACAATGCTGCCAACACCAACGGCAGTCCCTGAATTCGGGGCTCCAGTTCCAGCATTTCGAGTAACGAATATTAAAGAAGTGGTTTGAACAGAAGTCGTCGAGATAACGACAGCAGTCGCCCCATTTAAAGTAGCGGTTCCGCATGTTGCTGAAGCAGAAGTCGTATTCTGAGCCGTAACAACAGTTCCGCTATATTGACTCACGTTGGCCGCTAAAGCGGGCGTGCCATTGAAACTATTAATCTGAATTTGATTGGTTGTTGCAGGTGTTGTGAGAGCACTTGTTGACGTATCAATAACTAAGGCAGGATTTTTAGCCCCACCCGCATTTCCTATGTGAAGACCATTCCCTACAGGAGTTACAATATTAAGTCCAACCGTTACAAAACCTGTAGAATTTGCCTGACCAATTACACACGAATTAGAGGCGCCAACCGTTACACCTGAGCCAATTGCAACAGAATGATTCAAACCATTAGAAGTACAATCCGCAAGAGCTCCGATTAACGTACAGCTAGAATAGGATGTTCTGGCCCCCCCAGATTGAGACCCAACAAAAGTGTTATTGGCGCTATTCGTAGTTGTAATCGCAAATCCAGATTCCCAACCAACCGCTACATTGTTGTTGCTTCCAGCAGCATTTAAGCTTTTTAAAGCTCCGGCTCCAAAAGCACAATTTTCTTGCCCTGCCGCATTTAATACTAAACTTTGATATCCAACAGACGTATTAGCAATTCCAGTCGTCACTGCATTCTGCGATTGATACCCTATCGCTATATTATTGGTTCCTGTTGTAATTGATGGATAAATCAATAATCCAAGACCAAGATTTCCCCCCGATCCTGTATCTATCAAATTTGAAACAGCACTAGGAACGCCAGAACCATTCGTTACAACCACACCAGCACTTGATAAACCTGTTGCTGCCGTAATCTGGCCTTGTGCGTTCACCGTGATATTGGAAACATTATAAGAACCAGCAGAAACGGCAGTATTTGCGATAGAGATTGTTCCTGTAGACGTTATAGGTCCACCCGTCAAGCCAGTCCCCGTTGCAACAGATGTAACAAATCCACCAGTAATAATGTCCCACGAGCCATTTTGATAGAATTGAAACTGATTAGTCGTTGTATTGTACACAATTTGACCATTAGTCGGTGTGTAACCACTGATCTGAGAACTTGTTAACCGTGTTACTTGATATGACGACATTCAAGTTCCTCTTAATTAATAACTGACCAATAAAACGTACTCGTATCGGCATTTGAAGTTGAAGTAACAGTAAAACTTGTTCCCGCAACGAACGAACTCACACTCAAAGCTCCCGGAATGCCTCCAAAAGTTTGATAAGTAACTGAATATGATGAAGTTGTTTGAACATCTGCTGTATTAACCGTCAGAGTTCCAGCAACTAAAGGTCCTGCAACACCATAAGTTAATCCTGAAGCAGTGCCATTACTGGCAGCAGTCACTTGCCCCTGAGCATTCACTGTCACGGTTGCAAGATTATAGGTCCCAGGCGTCACTGTTGTGTTTGCTAAAGAAATAGTGCCACTCGTAGTGATCGGACCACCAGTAAGCCCCGTTCCTGTCGCAACCGACGTCACGGTTCCAGTTGGTCCTGTTCCATTGCTCGCAGCGGTGATCTGGCCCTGCGCATTTACCGTTAAAGACGTATAGGTGTAACTCCCTGGTGTTACTGCTGTATTGGCTATCGAAAGCGTTCCACTGGAAGTAATAGGTCCTCCCGTCAAACCAGTTCCGCTTGCAACTGAGGTTACAATTCCACCCGTAACTATTAAAAAGCTTCCATTCTGATAGAACTGGAATTGATTCGTCGTGGTATTATAAATAACCATTCCATTTGTTGGAGTCAGCGCTGCGATTTGAGTGGCAGTTAACTGTGTGACTAAATATGCAGACATTATTTATTTCCTTTAACCAATTATTACCCATGCAAAAGAACTATTATCAGTAGAAGAAGACGAAGTAACAACGAATCCTGTTCCTGGAGTTTGAGATGAAATACTCAAAATGCCAACAACGCCTGTTCCGAATGTTGTGTTTGTCGTAAATATCTTAGAACTTGCAGTTACTTGAGTTGCTGAAACAGTTAATGTTCCAGCAGTTAGGGTTCCTGAACCAGTTGTCGGAGTTGTTCCACCACTTCCATTGCTTGCCGCTGTAAGCTGACCTTGAGCATTTACCGTGATATTGGCATTCGTATAACTTCCAGCCGTTACAGTTGTATTAGCAATTGAAAGCGTTCCGCTAGAGGTAATAGGTCCTCCTGACAATCCTGTTCCACTTCCAACACTGGTTACTGTTCCAGAACCAGCAGATCCATTACTTGCCGAGGTAATCTGTCCCTGAGCGTTTACAGTGACAGTGGCAAGAGTATAGGTGCCAGGAGTAACAGCTGTATTAGCTAGAGAGATGGTTCCACTAGTGGTAATAGGACCACCTGTCAAGCCGGTTCCTGTCCCAACCGACGTCACGGTTCCAGAGCCTCCACCAGTTCCCCATGGAACCCAAGCAAGCGTATTTGCGTTCCAATAATAAGGAGCATGATTGGTTATATCATAAACAAGCAAACCATCAGGCACATTACCTGGAATTGCGCTAATAGTTGTACGATTCATCTGACTCATCTGAGGGGGCAAGAAACCCTTAACTGTAGAAAAGATAGAAAATATAGCTAGATTCGCAAAGTCATTAGTTGTGTTTCCAACAACAACATTGGTTCCTGTTCCTCCTGTACTTCCCAAAACCAGTGTATTAGAAGTAGAAACAGTAGCAGAAGCACCAATGGCGGTTGCATTTGTTAAGTTTGGTGAAATCGCATCTGAGCCAGATCCAACAAAAGTACAATTAGAGTTAGTACTTTGCGTTAAACCTGCATTAGACCCAATAGCTGTATTGTTCCATCCAACAGCACTTGGCAAAGCCATTCCGATGTTAGCATTTAATGCCTGAAATCCAACTGCTGTATTAAAGCTTCCAAGAGTGGTTTGAGTTAAACAACTATTTCCTAAGGAAACATTGCTTGATCCACTAACAGCTAGAAGCGTTCCTCCTCCAATTCCAACGTTTCCTTGACCTGTGGCATTTTGCTGAGCAAGAACACCGATTGCGATATTAGCCGATTGAGTTGTAATGGTATGTAATGCATTAAAACCAAAACCAACGTTATTACTTCCTGTTGTAACCGCTGATAAAGATCCCACACCCAGTCCGATATTATTTGTTCCAGGTGTAACCAACATTGAAATAGCGCTTGGGTTTCCAGCACCATCAGTTACGATGACGCCAGGCCCTGGAAGAGATCCTACACCACCAGTTCCAAACTTTGTCCATGTAAATACAGGAGGAGGGCCTGCTGATGTTTGAGAACAGTAATAGACTCCCTGCCCATGATTGAACAAATTGGATCCACCCGATCCACCAGTTCCATCTGTCACAAATATTTCCATACCAGCAGCAGCATTTTGCGTAGTTGCACCTGTTGGATCAGATACAAGATTCAAAAACGCAGCTGTTGCTTGCGCTGTAGTCAAATTCGGCAACAGAAAGGCAGAATCATCTGATGTCAGCTGCAAAATAGTATTAGGAACATCGGGCGTTCCATAAGGACCTACGGCAAGCCTATCTAAATGAGTTGGGTGCTGAGCAGTCGGTAGAGTGGTGATTGCCATTTATTATCTCCTTTAAGGTTGAGTTTGCCATTGAGCATTTTGCAGAAGCGTCAGTCGTACGTTTTCTGGAAGAGCAGGCGGTGGAACTACATAAAAATTTGACGTCGTGGTTACCTTTGAATAAGGGGGATAATCAATCGCCCAATTAACCAAATTCGTCGTTATTTCTTGAGGGAAGCGTGGATTAGTTAAAGGGACCGGATCTGGCTTTAAGAGAGGAGGTCTCAATTGTTCATTAGGAACATCCAAATGATCTCCAGCTGCTAAAAAACCAGTCCAAATAAGAGCATTCCCACGCCATTCAAGCTGCTTATTGAGCTGTTGATGTTGATAAACAAAATCAGAATTGTCACAAAGAGCAACACCGACCGGATCTTCCGGATTAATGAAAACATTTTTACCTTTAGGACGATAAGACATTAGTTAATCCCCACCCATTCTCTTAAGTAGCTTCCATCAATGCGCAGAGGAACACGTTCACTGTCTTCAGAGGCTGCCAATGCAAAAGCCTCGTCATAAAGAGCTTTCAATGTTTGTATTCTGTCTGGCGCATATTTAACGGCAATCTTGAACGCGATTCCCGCCACCAAAGGTTCATAAAATCTTTGAGGAACCTCAGCTAGATTCAAGAAGGAACCAATATCTTCCAACATTCGAACTCTTGTAAAAAGAAGAGTCAAATTTTGAGGAGTTGCATTCAAAGGAGAAGCAACCGCATTATAATATTGATAAGGAACAGGCCACAAATGAATCAAAGGATTGATTTGACGATCAAACCAATAAGTAGTTGGAATCCCTGTTTGATCTTTTTGAGGATAAGCTAAATATTCAGATCTTGATATTTCACCTAAGATAATATCTTGAAGATTATTATTAAAATAAAGTTCTTGTATATCTAATGTTGATCCATCAGTCTCAACAATCCTAAAATATCTATATCCCGTTGTATTAAACAACTTAAACCAAATTATTTGCCCCTTAGGGAAAGCAGGAGAATTATTAGGAGGATAAGAATAAGGTACGGAAAGAGCTTGGGCAGAATTCCAATTTGTTCCATCATTTGAAGTTTCAAACTCTAACTTGTAATTGGCGTCTTCATTTGATTGTACACCAACTAAAGACAAACATATCTGAATAGGCGTCGGAGGAGTTGTTGGATTTTGACCATAATCATATTGAATAGCTCCATTAGGCAACGTTTGCATACAAGAAGTTGTAGGATCCCCATCAAATGCATTTTTAGCGATTCCATTAGGAGTTGTTGAAGGTGGAATATAGGAAGAAGCCGTCCCATTCAATTGACGCGTGCTAGTTCTTCTGCAAACATCTAAAACCTTACTAGTTGGGATAGGAAGCTCGTAAACAGCCTTATTTTGCACCATATTGATCATCTCAATATTAGTGCTCCATAGGTTTAATCCCTTATTGATCCATTCAGACAAAAGAAGATTCGCGCTTCTTTGAGCTGATTGAATCTGTTCGGCCGTAATTAAATCAGGAAGAATGCCAATTCTTTCAAATGCATCATCAATGAATTGCTGAACAATTGTATTTTCAAAATTATAAGAATTCGAAGCAGTTGGCATTATTTAATAATTTCCCAAACAAATAAGTCAATAAGTGACTACCCCTTGTGGAACCCCTTTAAAGTTTCAGCGAGATTTGCTCTCTTTCTCAAAAGAGGATTTTTAGAATTCTCTGCCTTCTCTAGCTTTCCCTCAGGGATTTTTTGGCCAGCTGGCACATGCAATTGCTTGTGAAGCGCTCCTGGGCTTTTAATCGCACCTTGAATCCACATTTTCTTTGCTCTACTCATTATTAAATTCCTTGCTGACAAAATATTGCTGTAAAGTTCGTTCCGGGTTGGCCTGCCTCAACAAAAATAGCTATATAATTCAAAAGGCTGGCATATCCAAATGCCGATATAGTTGTCCCAGACGCCATTGTTGAAACCGCATTCACAAGATAACTATTGGGCAATGTAGGTGGCTCACCATCAAGATAAGTAGGCGGATAAACCAAGGATGGATCAAATAAAGATCCAAAACAACCATATGCTATTGTTCCTCCTCCATTAACAACAACTTGAACTGCAGTTGAGGAAGAGGGATGATTAGTATATGTATTCCATACAAAGTAGTGAGTATGTCCCGTTACTCCCCACCCAGCACTAAAAGTCGGAGGAAGAGGAAAAGTTCCCCCTGTTGAAACAATAGAAATAGAGGTAACTACATCAAAATAAGCTGTAGTTTCGAATGAACCTCCAACTAAAGCAGTACTTGGAAAGACAACAGTTAATGGTTGCGTTTGATATAAGCCCGTTATAGTAAATTGGAATCCTGGAAAAGCTCCTGTGCTCGATGAAACCGTAACTGTCCTAGAAAATCCTGGAAATGGCTGAAGCCCATAAGGTCCATTTAAAGGAATGTTTCCAGGTGCAGTTACAGTTTGATTTACCATCAAAGCTTGAGGATTTTCTGCAGGCCAATTATATATAACGGGTCTCATATATTAAGCTCCCATGTTTCCGTAAGCGGCTCTTGGGTTAGAGACACCGAAGGAATACCGCTCAACTGCTTTCGCCATAAGGTTGTCTGTTGCAAAATCGGTATAGACATCAGTTTCGATTTTTTCACGAACATAATGCTTGAAACCGTCAGGTGCATCAGTGAACAAGAACCATGCGGTCGGACTCGTCAAAAATTGATTGGTTCTATACCCTTGAGGGACTGCAGACAGATTGTAGATCGCGCTTATATCGTTATCAGCTGTTTGAGTTCTGAAAGAAGATTCAAGCAAACGACAAGCAGTAAATTGAAGTTGTGGAGGCACAATCAATTTCTGAGGTTTCGTCATAACGATCAATCCAGCTTGATTTCGGAATTGTTGAGTCTGTGTAATCGCAGTCTCGAGTGAGGTTTCACTCAATTGAGCAGCTACAGATGTATTGCTCAAAACTCCAGTATCAATTGGGTGCAAAGTGCTGAAAACGGGCTGCCCGTCACCAATCGGGAATGCCCCATTGAATCCATTATTCAAAACAGCAGCTCCAAGAACTTCTTTGGTTTGAGCCATAGAATTTCGAAGTGCCTTTGCTTGAAGTGGAAACCTTGTTTTATAAAGGTTATCCAACAAAGCCTGTCTTGTGATAATGAAACCAAGAGCCAAGTACTTATGCACATAGTTTGTGATAATTCTTTGACCCATATCGTCCATAGCAGTTGCAGCGCCTTCAGCTCGAATTTGAGCAAGCCCCAACATCTTCATTTCGACTTCGATTTCAACAGCCTTATCGGATTCGTATACTTCATAAAATTCAGACCATTGTGCGGGGTACATTGGATAGTCCCCAAAAACGGCAGCGAGTCCAGGTCTTAATAGATTCGCTATTTCGCCAGTATTAATTGCCATTATTTATTACTCCTTAATAAGCGATTCTGGAAACTTGAACAAAAGTCACATAAGAACCAGTCACTGAATTGAATTCTTGAAATTGCCCAGTTCCACCATTATTAGTACAAATCACAATTCCTATTTTGGCCGCTGATAGAAGAGGAACTACTACAGCTCCCTGCATGTTGTCTCCTGTTCCTCCAGTAATGGAGAAATCCATTAAAGTAGAACCAACGTATGCATTTGTAGTTGGATTATAAACAACAGCATACATAAAGAATTGGGTAGGTCCTCCAGTCGTATTTTCAATCTGTGCAGTTGCATTAACTAAATAAGATCCTGAATAAGGAATATCTATTAGTCCCGCAATTACAGGATCCAAAACAATGCCAGATCCAACACTAGGAGCTTCAGGAAGAACAAGCTGAACAGGAATAAAACCAGAGGTGGGCCCAGCAACGGGAAACGCAGTATTGTTTACAGGAAAAGGAACCGCCGGTGTTAATGGCGGAGACCCCACTCCAGCTACGGTAAATGAACCAGTTAAAGGACCACTAAAATTACCTTGTCCTGGACTTGCATTCTTTAGAAGATGATTGTTTGCAAGTACCAGTACATTATTATAAGCACCAGGCCCAACCAATGTTCCATTAATAGCAGGTTCTGCTACCGCAAACATATTTCCAGGTTGTGGAGTTAAGGAAATAACCTTAAATACAGAAGCTGAAGAAGTTGTTGAGGTAGAATAATCTAAATAAAAACCTGATTTCTGTGAAAAAGCATCACCCGCAGGAGGATTTGTTGGGGGAGATGGATTTAAACCAGGAGAAACTCCGCTTCCGCCCACGCTAACATTATAGTTAAAAAACAAATCTG